AGATTTACTGGGCGATGAGGATGCTAAATCTGCAACAATTATCGAGAATGTGGAGAACACAGTGTATTCGGCTATCGATTACGCACTCCACCCTAACAAGAGAAAAGTCATTTGGTCAGGTACTCCTTTTAATGCTAAAGATCCCTTGTATAAGGCGATTGAATCGGGTGTCTGGCATGTTAATGTATACCCGGTCTGTGAGGCATTCCCGTGTACTCGTGAAGATTTTAAAGGAGCTTGGGAAGATAGGTTTAACTATGATTATGTAAATAACCAATATATTAAATCTAAAGGTGCTGGTAAATTAGATTCATTTAACCAAGAGCTAATGCTGCGTATTATGTCTGACGAAGATCGGTTAATCGATGATGGGGATATAATTTGGTATAAGCGCAGTAGTGTACTTAAAAATAAGGGTGCTTATAATTTCTATATTACTACGGACTTTGCTACTAGTGATAAGCAGCATGCTGATTTTAGTGTAATTAACGTATGGGCGCTTAACAACAACGGATGTTGGATGTGGGTAGACGGGGTCTATCAGAAGTGCCTAATGAATGTAACGTTAGATTCGCTATTTCGTTTAGTTCAAGAATGGCGGCCGCAGGAAGTAGGCATTGAAATCTCTGGGCAGCAAAAAGGATTTATTGCTTGGATCATCAATGAAATGGGGTATCGTAATAATTACTTTACGTTGTCTAAAGGTAAGACAGGTAAAGAGCCAGGTATTGCTCCCATTAAAGATAAGATGAGTCGCTTTCGTGAGAATGCTGTTCCATTATTTAAGGCTAAAAAGATTTGGTTTCCTGAAGAATTAAAGGATAGTCACGAACTTGCAGAGTTGCAATTAGAGATATCTTTAGCTACTCTTAAAGGGTTTAAGAGTAAGCATGATGATGAACTTGACACTATTACGCAATTAGCGGAATTAAATTCTTGGAGACCTAGTGAGGTTTCCACAAATTATGAAGAAGAAGATAACAGCTCACAGGAGTCAGGTATGTGGGGTGAAAATACCACCAGGCAAGCAGGAGATAGTTCCTACTTCGTTTAGCTAAGGAATAACATGAAAGTTTCTGAATACATTGATTATTTAATCACAGGGGAAGTTAGTAAATTAGCAGTTGCTAGTGTGGGGGATATGTCAGCTAACCCAGGTGTAACGCCAACTGCGGTACAAGTTACCAATCAGGGTAAATTTATTAATTATCTTAATTTAGCTAATTTAGCTGTGCACAAACGATTTCACCTATTAAAGAAAACGTTTGAATTGGATAGTCCGCGGAATTTGGAGGAGTATAATCTACCTTCTGATTTTTTAGTTCCTATTCACGCGTACTACACGTCCGATTTAAAAGAAGTAACTATCAAAGATAGTTCTGTGAATGTAGTTTCAGATATAGATACTGCGGTATCTATTCTTATCCCAGAACCGTTTAAGGTTGTTATTAAAGGCACTGACCAGAATACTCCAGTCCGTACCCAAATTATCATGCAGTATGCAGCTTCCCCCTCGAAGGCCACAACGGTCTCTAAAGACCTTAAAGTTAGTGAGGTATACACAGAGGCTATGTTAAATTACGCTGCGTATAAAGCGCATAGTGCGATTGATGGCAGTATCAAAGAAGAGAATAATACTTATTACCTCCGATATGAAGCTAGTTGTAAACAGATTGTGACTTCTGGGATGTATGGAGAGAATGAAATTGAATGTAATACTAAATTAACTGATAATGGATTCGTATAATCGTCAGTTGACTTACCCGCTAGTTACTGTATTCTGTAATGGCAATGATTGCCAATGCTGAGAACAACCTCCATAGGAGTTAATAATGGCATTTTACGAGACTATTAATTTAGTTGCTGGTGATGATAAACCAGAGATAAACCTCACGTTAAAAGATTCCAATACTGCTTTAGCTGGGCAGACTTTAGACCCAGATGATTCAAGCACTTGGGCCCTCATAGACATTAGTGATCCTACCGTTAAAGTAAAATTTCGTGCTCTAGGTAGCTCGACAATTTTAGATACGTTGACTTGCGTAAAAGTTGCTCCCTATACTGCCGGTGCTTGTTATATGCCCTGGAATCTTACGACCTTGGATGTTGCTGCAGGTACGTATGAAGGAGAGATTTTTCTTACCTATACTGATGGCCGTATTCAAACTCTATTTGATAAATTAAAATTTAAAGTACGGAGTGACTTCTAGTGGCCGGAGCAGATACTAGTTATGTATTCCCGAATGCCATACCGAGTTACGTCAAGGCTACTACCACTCCAGGCTATGTTAAGGCTACTACTGACGTTATATTAGATTTCAATAGTAAGAATAAGCAGTTGTTTGAGATTGCAGTAGTCAATGACGCAGTAGAATTGGTCATGGATTACAATTTATCTCCTGCTGATCTAATTGCTGTAGGGGAATTGTTTACGCTAGTAACGGCTAAAGGTCTTGCAGACTCGTTGAGTTTGGTAGATGCAGCTACCTTTGGAACAGGGGTTACTAAAGTAGATTCGGTTTCCTTTGCAGATGCTTCTACGCTTAGTGCTACTAAAGCATTAGCCGATACAGCAGCTATTAATGAAGCCATTGCATTAGGTAATACTAAAGCGTTTACTGATACTGCGACTTTGACAGATACCCAAGTCGTACAATTTGTTGTTGGAATTTCTAATATAATCTACGCAACTGATGGAGCAATGGGCGGTTACGGTGGAGCACTTAATGCTGCAGCGTTAAATGTGCACAGTCTGCTTGGTACTACTGGGCAGAGAATGGTTGATGAAGTCACCGTTACTATTACTTAACAGAAAATTTAACATAACTTATACAGAAATATGGAGTTTATTATGAACACACAAGATTCAGTTTCTCTTACAGGTAAATTACAAATTTCCCTGAATGGAACGGTTGTACAAGAAGTTAATAACATGGTTGTTACTGCTGGAAAAGGGTGGATAGCTAGTAGAATGCAGGGTGTTGTAAACGGTGTAATGACTCATATGGCTGTCGGTACTGGCACTGTTGCAGCTGCCGCCGCTAATACTACCCTAGGCACGGAGTTAGCTAGGCAGGGTTTAACTACTTCTGGTGGAGTAGTGGCAGGTGCAGTTATTACTTTTGCCTCGACCTTTGCAGCCGGTGTAGCCACAGGCGCAATAACAGAAGCAGGAGTTCTTAATGCTTCCTCATCTGGGACTTTACTAGCTCGAACTGTATTTGGTGTTATTAACAAAGGCGCACTTGATACGATGACAATTAGTTGGGCAGTAACTATTTCTTAGGAGAATATTCGTGGCAGTTAAATATGCAAATAATGCTAGTACGCTACTAACTTCTGGTATATCAACTTCTGATACGTCCGTAGTTGTAGATAGTGTAGCTTCACTCCCTACTTTAAGTGCGGGGGACCACATGTATCTAACTAAAGTTAGTTCTGGTGGTATTGAAGTTATGAAGGTTACTAACGTAACAGGCAGTACTCTTACATGTGTGCGTGGGCAAGATGGATCCTCTGCTTTCGCTGGGCTTGCTGGAGATGTTATTGAACTTAGACTTTCTTCTGCAATGCTAACAGATGCACTTGCTGAGTCTGCTGCTGGTGGAACGACTAATGGATTTGCTATCGCAATGGGGATAGCACTTTAAAGGAGTAGAAAATGGCACAAGATTTTAGACGATACATAGCTAGGAATACGGGGACTTCCCCAGCTACTCTGTTTACTGCAGACAGTTTCGATACAGTAATTGGTATTAGGTGCGCGAATGTTCATGCGACTTCTCCTGTAATAGTATCAGTGTATATCAATGATGGAGTGAATGATCATTACATAATTAAAGGGGCTCCGATTCCGGTCGGATCTAGTCTGGAATTAATTGATGGTGGTGCAAAAATAGTTGTAGATACCGGAGATATACTAAAAGTTGTAAGTGACACTGCATCGTCAATCGATACATGGGTATCTTGTGTTGACGCAATTAGTCCATAGGAGAATTAAATGGCTTACATAGGTAATGTACCTGCACAAAAATACGTTAGTCTTGCTGCTCAGCATTTTACTGTAACAGCAACAACTAGTTATACGCTAACGCATGCTGTAACAACCGAAGTAGATATTGCACTATTTATCAATAATGTGCGCCAAGAGCCAGGGAGCAGCTATTCTTACACCGCTACTGGAACTGCATTAACGTTATCAGCAGCTACAGCAGCAACGGATACGATGTATTGTGTCTACTTAGGTAAAGCAATTGGAACTATTACTCCTCCAGATAACTCTATTAGTTCTGCTAAAATTGTAGATGGAGCTGTCACTAATAATGATCTAGCAGGAGCAATAACAAGTGCAAAAATAACAAGTTTAGATGCAACTAAACTAACTGGTACGGTAGCTGACGCAAGAATACCAGAATCTGCGGTAACCCAACACGTTCCTGCTACTGATCTGTCACCAGTTCGTTCTGACATTTTAAAACTAGCTATTCATCAAGGAGTCGATGGGAACAGGGCTGCTTTTAATTTAGATAATTCTTTTATAGACACATTTGAGGATGACACAGGGATAACTACAGAAACGGATACAGATAGAAACGTCTCTGGTGAGTATGTGAGTAGTCTGACTTCAGTTGCATTGGACACTGGTAAAAATATTGCTCCAAGTTCAAATGATTTTGATTATGCTTATGATGGTTCAGACGATTGGACGGTTGCGGGTAATACTCTTGGTGACCATACTATAGGGGCCGATATTAAAACAGTTGTTCATGCTGATTCATCTATTTCTTCTTTGCATACTTTTAAGGGGGCTTTTGTTATCACGTTCACATTAACAGCAAAAGCCATGTTAGGTTTTGGAGTACACGCTATTGATGAAGACGATACCAGAGCGCAAAATGACCGTGGTGGTTTGCAGTCGATGACTAACTCTTTCGTGTGGCATGACGATTATTATTCTTCTGGCGCACAAGCGGCAATAGGAAGTACCGCAGAAGGAAGCTTTACTTCACCAGCAAATGGTTCGGTGATCGTTATGAGGCGCATTGCAGACGGCACTATTACTCTTGAAGATGATGGAGTAGTACTTCATACATATTCTTCAACGTATGCAGGGGATATGAGACTTTGTTTTTCAGCATCTGGCGGTACTACTCCTGATGTAGATAATTTAAAATTTGAAGACACAGATAAAGTTCAGCGTGATGGACACATACATGAAACTATAAATTCAGGTATGGGTTTTGGTGATGCGGTTTCGTCTAGTAAACACGTTGGGCAATTGTGGACTCCCACTAGAAGTGGAAATGTTACAGGATTTAAGATTGATATACAGACAGTTAGTGCAGCATTAACGTGCCATGTGGAAATTTGGACACATGACGGAACTAACCCTGCTGCGCAAGTGGGAGGCGATTCAGATAGTCTTAGTTTATCTGTAGCTATTTTAAGTGGAACATTTTCGGGAACATTGCCAACTGTTAAAAAAGGTACAAGATATTGGGTTATTTTTGTTGATGAGGGTACAAGTGGCAATGCTGTTATACGTCAAGTAGCTACGGCATATGGTACAGACACAGGCCGAAATGATACTTTAGCAAGTATGACAGATGGGGGGTTGACTGCACTGAAAATTGAAGTTCAAGTTGACACTTCTGCCGGAGAACCAACTCCAGACCATAACACTCTTTTACTGATCAAATCTAATACAACTGATGCGAGTACTACTTTTGTTGATTCTAGTCCGTTTAATAGGACGAGCAGTATGACTGTAGTTGGAACCACACAACATGACACAGCGCAGAACACTTTAAGTCAATCTTCAGCTATGTTATTTGACGGTAACAGTGACTTTATTCATGTTCCTCAAAGTACTGATTTTAATATGACAGGCGCATTTACTATCGAAGTTGTGGTAAGGTTTGCAGCTTTGGGAACACTTGAGGGTCTTATGTCTAACAGTATAAGTGGAGCAACATACGGAACGCTGGGCTATCATCTTTCAAAACAGGCTGAGAACACAATAACTACGGAGATTTCTAATGGATCAGGTGGCCCCCATTTAACCAGTTCTACGGTTATGTCTGCGGATACTTGGTATCATATTGCAGTTGTAAGACTGCCCTCTAACAGAGTGGACTTGTACATCAATGGCACAAGCGAGGCAAATGGCACACTTTCAGGGACAGTGAACGATCCGGCTGTTACTAAAATTGGAGCTAAGGCGTCTGCCGCTAATGGATCATCACCCCTTAATTTTTTAAATGGATGGATTCAAGAGGCTCGTATTAGTAACGTAGCTAGATGGGATGCCAACTTCACACCGCCAACTGCCGCTTATCTAATTACTCCTTCTACCACATTTAGTATAGGGGCAACCGGAACTCTT